GAAATAAAGTGTATTCAAAGAAAAACATGGGTGAAGTTGCCGGTGTTGATGAAGCACTTGAAATCATGGTTGATGCTTACCCTTACAAAGACAGCATTTTGAAAGCTGATGATCAAAGCGGTTCGGGCAATGAGGGCGGCGGCGGTGGTCGTGGTTCTGGTCGGACAATTAAGCTTGCAGATTTCAACAAGCTTTCACCCGCGCAACAGTCTGAAACGGCGGCGCTTGCTGGCAAGGGTGAAGTCAACATTGTGGATTGATCGGGCGTAAAACCCTGGTTGATAGGAACCGCCCGCGCTGTTTTTTGGGGTTTTCCAGCGCGGGCGGTTTTTATTGGGACTTATATAGATGACTCCCGATCATCCTGACTGCCATTCTTTTGGTGGACTCGTCTATTTCGGCAACGTTGGCCCCGCCCTCTTCTTCCCAAACTTGGCAAAAGAACCTGACATTGATTTCAGCGATACCGAGTCCGGCGTTCTCTTTTTCCGCCTTTGCGTTGGCGGTTTGGGTTTGCGTTGTCATGGGTCTAGTTCCTCGCGGGTTTGGGTTGATTCAAAATACGTGGCGCAAATCATGGGCGGCCCATGCAATGGCCTGTGCGGGGACGTGGTGGCCCCACCGCGCTTGCCAGTCTTTGAGGGTCATGCGCCCATCCACCGCATCGGCATGAGCGTGCCGCGCAGGCGGGGCGACGCTACAAAATCCACTCGGATCGGATCGCCCGGCGTAGCGCCGCCGGTCAGCCGGATGCCCTTGCCCTTGTCGATCACGTCGGCGGCTTTAACGAGGCGTGCCAGCACGGCAGGATCGTAGCACAAGCTGGCAGCGCCCCCGTCGCCTTTGGCTACCACGCGCCGCCAGTCGGGATAGGTGCCGTCGATCACGGTAAATTCCAGCACGCCGGTGCGTGACATTTCACCACCATTGCCGTGGTTGATCACAAATTGCAGGATCCCGGTTTCAATGTCACCATAAATCCACAGATCGCCGCTAGACGCCTTGGCTTTGAACGCCTTGTCGGTTGCGTCACAAGACAGGATAAACCCTGCATACGGCATTTTAGGCAATGGCCCGCTCGTGCCTTGAGTAAAACATTCCGTGCCGACGTGGCAGCCGTCCGGCAATTCAATCGTTAGCATCTGGTGGCCGTCCAGCGCGACCAGCTTGTCATCCTCGATCAGCACGCCGCCGATATAATAGCGGGTCGGTTCGGTGCTGATGCACTGGAACGCGGCGCGCAGATCATTGGCGGGTAGGAAAAACGTGGTCGGGGTCGGTGTGGGTGTGATGGTTTTCATTTGGTTTGCTCCGGTTGGGTTGGTGGTGGTTAAGAGGTAAGGACTCATGAACAGGGCGCCTAAGGCGACGCCCTGCGCGGAAGTCTCAAGGGCGAGTTGGTAATTCCACGCCATAGCGCTTGGCGATTGCTTTCAGGGCATGGGATAGGGCGTACACGGCCACAATCTGTTCCTCGTCTGACATTCTGCCTTCGTTGCCCTGCAGAGTGTGCACGGCGTGTTCGGCAACCGATAGTGCGGTAGAGTATAGCATGATGATGATATCCTTTGTCTGCGTCTGAGTTTCGATGGGTTGACTTGCTCGTGAATCAGGCGAATTCTGCCAGCGCCTCGCGATAGAGATATTCCAGTTCCTCATCCAGATCAAACATGCGCGACGAGTCGTCACCGGTCAGACGCTCGCGTTGCGCAGCGGTGATGAAAGGAAAGGCCATCGACAGGTTGATCACGTCGCCGTCGGTGTCGCGCGGCAGCGCGTTGAATTCTGCGTCGGTCAGCTTGGTTTCGCGGGTGTCAAGGTTGAGGTTCATGGGGTTGGTCCTTTGGGTTGTGGCGCGGTGCGCCGTTTCGATAACTTGAACATAGCGATGAACGTTGCGATGGTCAAGCGATTATTTCTGCTGTTGTGTCAAAAGTTCCAAGCGGTGTTTTAATCACGGTTTCACTTGAACAAGTTCCCCAAGCCATGAACCAGGCTTTAGCGTCGATTTCATATGCGTGATTTCTAACCGGTTCAACCATCGCCAATGCGCGTGAATGATTTTCAAATGGTCCTGCAATGATGTATTTTTTAGAACCGTCAATTGCTGAAACATAAAAATTTTTCATTTCAAAGAACCTTAAACATATCGCGTGAAACGCTAAATTCCAAACCGTCCAGGTAAAAAGCGTTTTTATATTTTTCATCGCGGGCGGCGATGGTGTAAGTTTCACCATTGGTGAACAGTTGAACAGATACACCAGCGCGGGCGGATTTGTTACGCGGCTTGCGCGGTGCTTTGGTTTTCTTACCACCAAGGATCATGTTCAAGGTTTGTGCATCGGTTGTCATTGGTTCGTTTCCTTATTTGTTAATCTAGTTATAATGATGGTTGTTGCGATGGTCAAGAACTAAATAACAAAAAACGCGAAAGCTGTTGACCGTCCAGTTCAATCAATGTAAATTCCTAACAATGCTGGAAATTGGATGATTGAAGGCGCTTCAGGTTGGATGACCTAAAACAACTTTAACATTTTCATAGGAGCGCAAAAAAATGCGTAAATCTTTCCGAGCGGCTTCAACCGCTATCCTTGCCGCACCGGCAATGGTTCACCAATCGGCATATGCAAACACGTTGACCGGTCTTATTCCCGATCTTTACGCGGCTGTTGATGTTGTATCGCGTGAACTTGTTGGTTTCATTCCATCGGCAACCCGCGCGCCTGGCGCTGAACGCGCCGCGCTTGGCCAAAGTGTTTCCTATCATGTTGCCGGTGCTGCAACCGCACATGACATTGCGCCCGCAATGACCATTCCTGAACCCGCTGATCAAACCGTTGGTGCGTCTTTCATGGCAATTACCAAATCGCGCGGTTCCAGCTTTGGTTTCACCGGTGAAGAACAGCGCGGTCTGAATTCCGGCCCTGGTTATCTTTCTGTTCAGGCGGATATGATTGCGCAAGCTTTGCGTGTTCTGACAAATGAAATTGAAGCCGATCTTGCTGTTGCTGCAACCGCCGCCGCATCGCGGGCATACGGAACAGCCGGAACAATACCGTTTGCAACCAATCTTGGCGATACCGCCCAAATCCGCAAAATCCTTGATGACAACGGTACGCCCGCAACTGGTCGTTCGCTTGTCATGAACACTTCAGCGGGTGCAGCGGTTCGGACGCTCACACAATTGACCAAGGCGAATGAAGCCGGAACAACCATGACTTTGCGTCAAGGTGAATTGATGGACGTTCATAACATTTCGCTGAAAGAAAGCGGTCAAGCGGTTCTTCACACCGCAGGAACGGGCGCATCTGCAACAACCAACACCGCAGGTTATGCAAAAGGCGCAACGGTGATCACCCTTGCCAGTGCCGGAACCGGAACCGTTCTTGCTGGTGATGTTGTTTCGTTCGCGGGCGATGCGAACAAATACCTGGTTGTTGCCGGTGACACCGATGTTTCAGGTGGTGGCACGATCACCCTTGCCGCGCCTGGTTTGCGGCAAGCGTTGCCTGGTTCGGCTGTTGCGATCACCCTTGCGGCTGATTACGCGGCAAGCGTTGCCTTCAGCCAAGATGCGCTTCACCTGGTCACACGCCAACCAGCGTTGCCACAGGAAGGCGATGCGGCGCTTGCGCGCATGATGGTCACTGATCCGCGTTCGGGTCTTGTGTTTGAAGTTGCGATGTATCCAGGTTATCGCAAAATGAAGGCTGAAGTTTCGATTGCTTGGGGTATCAAAGCAACCAAGCCGGAACATACCGCGTTGCTGTTGGGTTAATCCTTCAGCATTAACCAGGGTGGGTGTAACAACCCGCCCTATTTTTTATGAAGGAAACCCCATGAATTCCAAAGTTCCAACCATTGCCATTCAAACAGAAAATGGCCCTGTTCTGATCAATGCAACTGATTATGACCCTAAAATTCATGAAACAGCCGGTGAACCCGCGCAAGAAACAGCCGGTGAACCCGCGCAAGAAACAGCCGGTGAACCCGCTGAACCGGTGAAAATGCTGGTTTCAAAAGAGGGTCGCAAACACTTCATTGTTGGTGAAGATGGAAAGAAAATTTCCGCTGAAGGCATTGAAGAAAAAGGTTATGGTTCTGAAGCTGATGCTTGGTTGGCAATCATGGCGTTGAACACAACCGCCTGATTTTCTGAATTGATTGAACCGCCCGCGCTTGATTGTTGCGGGCGGTTTTTTTATTTTCCGCGTGTTTCGCGCTTGATCAACCTAACGAATGCGGCAGCTTCAACCAGTGTTTCCGGCGGCTGATCACCATCGAAATATTTGTTTTTCAGATAATTGCGACATGAATTGATTGCAATTTTTTCAGGATTTGCTTTGCGATATTCAGCAATTTTTTCAGGATTTGCTTCACGATATTTTCTATCTCTTTCAGCAATTTTTTCACGATTTGCTTCAAGATTTGCTTTGCGATATTCACGCATATATTCAGCAATTTTTTCGCGATTTGCTTCATGATATTTACGTCTATGTTCAGCAATTTTTTCAGGATTTGCTTCACGATACTCACGCATATATTCAGCAATTTTTTCACGATTTGCTTTGCGATATTCACGTCTATGTTCAGCAAACTTTTCGCGATTTGCTTCACGATATTTTCTATCTCTTTCAGCAATTTTTTCACGATTTGCTTCAAGATTTGCTTTGCGATATTCACGATTGCAATTTTTACAACCGGTTTGCAATCCGTCATTAGTATCTTTACGCTTATGAAAATCAGCGAAAGGTTTGACAACTCCGCATTTTAAACATTGCTTTTCCATGACTAAACCTTTCGCTGATCTGATGCTTTATTTCTCGTCCAAGAACGGAATGGACGGGATTTCATTCCGCTGTTTGTAATATTGAACCTGTGTTGATGCCGATTGAATCATTCTACCGCCGATGTTTGCGAGCGTGTTTGCCGTTTGCGGTTTCATGGTTCCAGCTTTTGTTTCGTAAAACATTTTTGACATTTCGTCGCGCAATTCTTTGGAGTTTTTCATCATTCATTCCTTTGGTTGGGTTTGTGTTCGTAACATTAAAATAGCGATGAACGTTGCGATGGTCAAGAACTATTTGCAAAATAATTTCAACACCTGTAATCTGATCCAAACAAACAAGGATTGATGAAATGCCTGATTTTTACGGAACAGCAACAGCGTTCACCGCCTATCATGCCGCGCGTGACAACACGGTTCCGGCTGATGTTGATACTGATGCTGAAATTGAAGTTGCGCTTTTGGTGGCGTCCGAATGGATTGATGCGCGTTACCGACCGCAGTTCCAGGGATGGAAAACAGCCGAACGCGAACAGTTGCGCGAATGGCCGCGCCGTGGTCATGTTGATTATTATGGTTATTTGATTGAAGATGATCAAATTCCGCGTGAAATTGAAAATGCGGTTTATGAAATCGCCTTGCGGCATTTGAATTCACCTGGTGTTCTTTCGATTGATTACACGCCAAGCGTTTACGATACCGTTTCGGTTGACGGTGCGGTTTCTGCAAAGTTTGCAAAATTCGGTTCAGCTTCAGAAATTCAAACGCAATTCAAAACTGTTGCTGAAATTCTTTCGGGTTTGCTATCTGCAAAAGGTTCATCTGGAAATCTAACCGGTTCATCAGTTCGCACATAAGAAAACCGCCC